TGCTACGAATTTTACCTTTGATGACATCATTCATCGAAGAGAAGATCTTGATGTCCAATAAATCTTCTACCACTTCTCTACGTGCAGAAGTGGGAAGTTGCATAAACGGAACAAATGTAGAAGAACCAAGAATCACAATCTGTGTGAATGATTTGTAATTCATCTTCAGAACATTCTGTTCCAACCACTTCTGTTGATCAATGGCTGATGCAGATTGATCTAGCTCTTCGTCATTACGATAGATCTTAAAGATGTTTGGTTTAATTCCACGTTGAATCTTCCAATGAACAGAATTCACATCAAACTCAATCTCAACTAAACATCCTTTTTCGTTTGTAGAGTTGATCAACTGTGCTTTATTGATTTTGCGAAAAGACTTACCATATAATACAAAAGTAAGTGCATCAAGAATGGTAGACTTACCTGCACCATTAGAACCAATAATCAGAGTTGTTTGATTTTTATCAAGATTAACTGTTGTTGGATGTTGACCTGTAGATAAAAAATTAGACCAAGTAATTTTCTTAAACGTTATCATATTGTTCGTCAGGTGGAATCACAATGTCATCGGGAGTAATCACAGTATACCTGTGATCATGCATTTCACAAGTCTTAATCATTATCTCGTCTTCTACTTCTAACACATTCATCTCAGGATAGTCAAGTTCTTCCAGTTGCATGGCATATCGTTCTGCATCATCCTCTTCCATGAAGATATAAAGAACCTGTTCTCCCTCTTCATCAACGACAGAATAGGCACCTTCTTTTTCTTTACCAGCAACTGTAATGATGAACATTATACGACCTCACACGCCTCTTGGTATATTTCTTTAATCAGAGACTGAATTACTGTTTTATTTAACTCAGTTTCAGATTCGTCAATATACCGACTGAGGATAGACATCGTATCTTCAGACTCTTCTGCTTCAAACTCTTCGGACTCATCGAGTTGGAAGTTCTCTACAATCTTCAGATCAGCAACACCAGACGTATAGAGTTTGTCGATGAACTTTTCAAACTTCTTTGTGTCGGTCTTCTTTCTTACGATGACCTTGACAATCTTATTCTCATACTCAGAGGTATTGAATGTCTGATGGTCAGTGTCTTCATAGAAGATTTTGTAGAACAGTCTGTGAGGATTGTTTATGGATTGATGTTCCAGGGATTCAGTATCAAAAATAGTGAAACCTCTGGGACTTTCGACATCATTCCAGAACATTTCATAGGGATTACCAAGATAGTACACGGTCCCATTGTCGGATCGAGAGTGATAATGTCCCGAAAAGACTTTCTCGAACTTATTAAAGGCTCTTGCGTCGTGACCGTGCTCCATGATGTGGCCAGGGGTTGCGACAAACCCGTTAAGTTCGAGGTGTCCCATTGCGACTGGACACTTTGTCTTCTTGATAATGTTGTTGGTTTCCTTTTCGTTTTGTTCGTTGATCCAAGGAAGGAATAGAACGGGGAGATCACCCACAGATACTTCTGTAGGAGAAGAATAAACCTCAACATTATCATATTCTTTCAGGAGAAGATCAACAGCATTGATTTCATTTGTGTTCTTGTAGTATGCATCATGATTACCAACCATGAGATGCATGGTAATACCCCTTTCTTTGAGAGGATCAAACACAACTCTCTTGGCCCACTTCAGTGATTTGAATTCAATACCCTTCCGACTATCGAATGCATCACCCATATGAATGACAGTATCGATACCTTCTTTGTCTATAGTAGGAAAGAAGACATCGTTGTAGAACTTTTCAAAGTAATCGTGAAAGAGTTTAGAACCCTTTCTGGCGCCGTAATGCGTATCGCTAATTATTGCAACTTTCATGTGGGTGTCTTGGGTTAAACTCTTCCATGGGTTGTGATTTGGTCAGGTCTCTACGTGACTGATTTTTAACTATAATAAAAGCATCTTTATTATACTTACGTGTACCGATTGGTGATTGCCACTTCTTATTGTAGTCTTCACCAACATCAATACCAGAGACTGCGGTTCCACCAATCTCTACAGTAATTTCATCGTCTTTGTCCCATCCCAATACTTGAAGATAGTCATGAAAATCATGAAGCCAATGATCTTCAGTCATGACTCTTTCTTCAGGATCCAGTTTACCAATCATTCAATTACCTCTCAACTTTTGATGTACTGCATCTTTGATACTGTTATAGTCTGAGTAGTTACCACTGTCAAGTTCATTTGCATCAAAGACTTCATCAAAGTCTGTTCTCTCTAGAATCTTGTTCTTAATCTCTAATTGCTTTTTCTCTTGTGAAATTCTTCTCAGGAATGCATAGTAGATAATCTGAGTAAAGTATGCAAAGGGGTTCTTTGACTTTTCAGGATTAAAGTTGTGAATGTATCTCACACAGTTTTCAATACCATCACAAATCATGTCATCTTTGAACATGTAGTTCACAAAGTTTGGTTTGTATGACAAGTGATTTGCAATCTTCAGAAAGCACTCACCAATGTAACGAGGAATTTCTGGTTTGGGTTCATCATTGAGTTTTGCTTTCTCCACTCTTGCGAAGTAGTTCTCAAGTGCATTCAGAAACTCCTTGTTATTTACATAGTGTTCTGCATTTCTGGGTTTGGGCATAACGATTCTTTTTGTTCTTTAAATTATACCACTGTTATCAAGTGTTGACAAGGTATCAAAAGCCATATAGACTAGGCTTGTCCCCGAAGATAAGGATAGTTTAAGTTCATTAAGAAGACTTATACAGTTTCTCTAGAACCTCTTTCGTATCTCTTACATTTCCTAAGTAACCCATTCTTCTATCAAGCTTTTGAAAGTTACTTTGACTAGACTTTCTTACATAGTCTTGATAGTTCATAATCATTTCAATGTTCTCTGACTCAGACATCGTAAGAACATCTTCTAGATTGATTAAGAATAAATCTTCATGAGAAGTTTTTAACCATGGTTCAAACTTATAACCAGTGATAGAACCTCTAGTCTTTATAGGTTGTACACAAATAGGATTAGAAACCAATAACATGGTTCTATCATCCTCATCAGATGCTGCTACCTTACAAAAGATTTCATCACCACATTTAAGTTTGATTGTGGCGTAAAAATCATCTTCAATTCCCATTTAACTTTTCCTCCTTTGTTGCTATAAATTTCTCTCCTGTTGATTGTCTGGTGAATGGTTTGTTAGTCCTTATAGACCTCTGGATGGTACATCTATTCCAATCATCTCTTTCGCATTCTCTCAATGAATTATAATAAAATGTTTTATCATCATAAAGAGATTTGATATGGATTTTAGTTCCCTTTTTTACAACCATCTCTTTCCAGATATGGAGATTTTTGTATTCTTCTGTTTGTCTTACCTTTCTGCCGTTCTCTCTTATTAGTTCTAATTTATCATCAGAGTAAGAGTTCCATCTTTGTATGGCTTTCTTACTCATCAATTCAATCGATTGGTTAGAATGTTTCCCTTTATTCTTACCACCTCTCTGTATATTTAGAGATGGATTACATTTGCTTATCCAATACCTCTCTCTTTCATTTAATTCCTGTAAAGAGTTACAATCCTCTATTTCACCTATGGTGAAATACTCACTACCATACTTTCTCATAGAGTTGTGTAGTATAGAATTATAATTATCTTTCTTACTATCGCATATGTGACCAGAAAGTCTTGTACGAATGTCGGTTATAGTTTGACCAATATAGAAATCTCCTGTAAGATTATTTTGTATTCTGTATATTTTCATTCTTTTATATCAATGGTGAATATGTCGTAATTGAACTGTTCTGAAACATATATCTTTACACGCTCAATGAAGTGATTTAGAGTATAGTTTTTTCTTGAACCAATAGTAAAGTCATCTGCAATATCATAAAGTTTTGCTTTTGTTTTCTCTTTACCTTTCCTCAATACCCTTCCTATACTTTGAAGGTTTCTAATTCTTGATTTAGAAGGAGAAGCAAATATCACATTGTGAAGTCGTTTGATATTTACCCCCGTGCTAAATGTCCCGTAAGATGCAACGATGATAGCGTCTTTTTCTCTTTCAGTAATCTCCCTTACTTGTTCTCTATCCTCAGCATCTACACCACCATGAATAAAGAATACTTTACG